ATATATAAACAAGAAATATCTTTTGATATTAAATTTAGAAATTTTGAAGATATTATTGTCGAATATATAAAACCAAATTTTTATAGCGCAACATGGGGTGTACCTTGGTTTACTTTTGGTGTTAATGAAGTTAACAATGATTTAAAAAAATATTTGAAAGATATTGAAATTAAAGATGGTGATTTTATTATTGAACAAACCTTTTTAGATAATATAGAAAAAATTAGGTTAAAAAATCGTAAAACTGATTATTTGATGACTGAAACACAATTACAATCATTTGACATGAATGAAGAAATGGGAAAAGTACCAGAAAAACAATTTAACCTAAGTTTTAAAAATCCAGTCATAGAATTATATTTTGTAATCCAAAGAAAAAATGGTATGGATATCGGTACAAATAATGCAACATTGTCTGGAACAAACCTTACAATTAAAGGTTCTACATATGTTACACATTTTGATTATGACAATAGTTCAGATGAACATGTAGAACACCAAGATATTGGTGATTATGACTCAACATCTACAGAAAGACCTTTAGCACACAGTGGAACGTGGGATAATTTAGAATATTTAACACTTACCCTAGATGGTAATGATGTTATAACACGTGAAATTGGTGACTACTTAATGTTAGGAACATCCCAATTTAATCTACATCACAAACGAACGCCTCAAAGTAGAAGATTTTATATGTACAGTTTTGCTTTAAAACCTGATGAATGGGAACCATCTGGATACCTAAACTTTACTAACATAAAAAACCAAATTCTTAATATTCGTTTATTTTCATCAGAAATATTCATGTGTAAAGCTCGGATTCCGGGTATTGGTCATCCCGAGAATCCGCTAAGCACTATATCTGTAACCCCTGATACATGGTATGTATTTCCTAGAATTTTACGCGTTTACGCGAAGAGTTATAATATTCTTCGAGTAAAAGATGGAGTTGCGACGAAAATATTTTAGAGTTACATTCGATTAAATAATTTGGTCTTATTATCATTGATGTAATCGATGATGTTGTTCTTGATACACCATTTGATGAAATTCAACTGTGCCAAAGTTGTGTGAATTTCATGAGATGTTCCAGGAACTGTGTATGCAAACTTTTCAGAACGGCAAAAAGGGTCGAAAAGTTTTTTACTGTACCCGTCTAAACTTGATTTGTAGGCACAGTGAACTGTAAAAAGTTTTCCATCTTGAGTTTTAAAGGATGTGTGATTTTTTTTAGAATAGTTTGTGATGAACCATTCGAGGTTTCGTAGTGAAATACCACTCGACTTGTCAAGAATATTCATCAATTTAATTCTGTTTTCCTCTTCATTGTAAAAATTGTTTATGGATGTTAGTAGGATATCAGATTTACTCATTACCAATCATAGTATTCAAATCTATAAGCTCCTTTGAAATCACACACCCCGGACAACCTTCGACGAAACCCTGTTCAGGACCATGAGTATGACTATGACTTCTATGAATTGAAATGTGTTTGAGCCTGTTTGCTTGAGTAAGGTGATGTCTACAATAACCATCACGACCAGCTCTGAACGTACATCGTCGCCCATCATTTTTCTTTGTTCCCTTACAGATCGTTCCAGAAAAGGTCTTTGGTATGTCCTTCAATAGAAGATCCAATGCAATCCCATGTTTTTTTGATATGATTTCGACGTACTCGTTCATCATCGCTACGAGACGTTCATTCAATTCATCATCAAAAATCTCCATAATTTTTTCGTACATACTCATCACTTATTTATGTCACGCTCGTATTTTTTAAATATATCTTCAACGGATTCAGGTCGAGTTGCACCTTTAAGTCTTTCTCTAAGTTCTGCAACCTTACCAGTTGTGTCTAGCCCCATTTTTTTACACTCATCTATGAGTTGTTCTTTCTTCATCGTACTCAGAGCTGGTCCAGTCTTTTTCTTTTTAGGTTTATGTTGGTCAATAATTTCACCAAAAATTTCTCGTTTTGGATTTTCAAATAACGGTTCGAGAAGATCACACACCGGATTTAGAAACTTATTCTCGAAATAATAAAGATAATCCACCGGAATGTTATGCTCTTCAACAAATTTCGGATCTTCAGACTTTTCAAAAGCTTTTGCTTTTGGATCATCCGTTTTTGTCAGTAAATATGGAACACGATCACCAGATTGAGGTTCAGAACCCGGTTTGCGTTCTCGCATTTTTACAACAACTTGGACGTGTGACTGATTGATATTCACACTTTCGGGGCTCGTGATGGAAACGGGTTCACCTTTAATTTTATAGGTATCAGAAAGTGATTGACTCAATATAAGCTTTTCATTAGGAACATCACCAGAAAGAAGTTCAATCGCTCTCTCTTTTGCCAACTCTTTAGGAGGACCTGTATCTGGTGCATCGAGAACAACATCTAAAAGTTCTTTACACACTTCTCTTACGTGTGGTGTATTGTCTCTACGAACAACCTGGAGTCCCTTGATGTCTATGTAGTCCATATGCATCTGGTCATCCTTTCCCTTCGTCCACAACTTAGCGGCATATCGTTTTTTGGAATACAAAAAATATGGCCAGTAAACCTTCTCGAGTTCCAAATTGTTTGGTTTTTTGAAAAGTGCACTACATTCCTCGGCCGCTCGCTCACCCACTTCCCAACTATATTTGACAGCTTCTTCACCCGTTCGTTCTCCAACGTCAAACTCAACCATCACTGAATCCGTGTCACCGTACCTTACCTTCGCACCTGGGAAGTTTGCCTCTACATAATTCTTCGTCTCCTCGATCATTCCACGACCCCTACATGTCGTCGTAGAGGCGATGGGTACGCACGGAAGAATACCCTTTCCAGCGCCTGTGAATCCATACACCGAGTTCATCGAAACTTTGTACGCTAACTGCTTACCGTTGTAGACATCTTTCATCGATCCCGTCGCAGCGGCCATATCCTTTTTAGCCTTTTTACGAAATTGTTTGAGCTCTAGAAGAATGGCAGGTAAAAGACTGGGTACACCTTGTGCAAATTTATATATCTTATCACCAATTTTAAACGATTCATAGGTTATACCGGGAACGTTACCATAGCGATACTCGTCCATAACGAGCGTAGAGTAGCACAGATTGTGTGCCATCATGATTGATGGATACAGTGCTTCGAAATCTAGGGCTGTAATCGGTGTGTAATATGCACCTTTGTGAGCTTCGAGAACCGTCGCACCTTCATAAGGTTCTTCAGGTAGGGATCCATATTTGATAGTCGGTACCATATAGCCCAACTCCCTCGCCTTCTTTGTAAGCTGACTAAACACCTTAATCTGCTGACCACGCTCGACTAGGAAACACAAAGGAACCCAAGTTGCTTTAGCCATCTCGAGGAGATTGAGAAGGGTACACAATTTTTTCAAAAGTTTATGAGGAAGAAGGGTATCCTTAATACAATATTCCGCAACTTCACCCAATTTTTTGGAGTCACCCTCTTTGTACCGAGCAAACATCTCTTTTGCAGGCATGTCAATTTTTTGATCCCCCAAATACAACTTTGAAACTTCGTTGAGCTTGTACGAGTCCAACTTGTATCCCTTTTTCACTTCATGAAACATATCAAAAATGAAACGCCCAGTCATAGGAAGAAGTTTTAGAAAGTTGTCACCAAGAGCACTTGAACTCAGTTTTTTCAATAAAAGTTCACTCGGTGGATCATGAAGTTTCCCAAGATTGAAAAATTCTTCATGACACCCAGTCAGATGAGCCCTCTTAAAAATATACTCAAGATCAAAACCGAAAATGTTCCACCCCGTAATGATGTCAACATCTTTCTCGTGAATATATTTTTGAAATGCCTCGAGCATTTCTCTTTCGGTCTCGAAACTTACCACGTCAGGACCATCCGTTTTTTTGTAACAAAGACATGTCTTCTCATATGGTTCGTCATTCCCAAATTTACAAAGTGATAGAGCAATCTGAAAACATGCATCACCTGGAACATCGGCATCCGGAAACTTACCAGTCGAACTATTACACTCGATATCAATAGAAGCTACGACAAATGGAGCAATATCATCCCTAGACACAGGTTTCAGTGTCTTCCAGTCGTTACACCACAAATCGATGTCAACCTTTGCGAGATGAGAACGGACGCATTCACTTCCAGTATCAAGCCACCCAGTTGACTGAATACCTGTACGATGCATTAACCTCAGGACGGGGTCGAGATTCGCTTCATATACATGATACTTTTGGAAATCTCTATTGTACCCAAAGATAGAATTCACCTTTCTGCGATCAGCAAGGTTTTTGAAATTAAGACGCATGAAGGCAAACATCTCATTATTTTGAAAACCCCAAACATCCTTCTTCCTTGTAATACTATAACTCGTCACATGATCTGGACGAAGCTTATTCAAGTCGTTATAAAGTATACGAACATCCTGATCAGTGGTACCCCTCGGCAACTTTACAAAAAAATAAGGTTCAAAAACTGTCGTGACACACACAGACTTACCGTCTTCCGTTTTTCCTAGTATACTAATCAAATGTTCGTCATCCTCATCTCGAGCTTCCCAAGTCAAAGCTTGGAACACCACCATATGTTTATATTGAGCGAAAATTTTAATATCATTTATTAATAAATGTCTGCTGCTTTAATTGAGCTCGTGTCGGTGGGTGCCCAGGATGTGTACATCACGGGTGACCCCCAGGTCAGCTTCTTTCGTCAGAACTATAAGCGCTACACCAACTTCGCCATGAAGCCTGAGCGCATGGATTACATCGGCACTTTTGGTGCTTCTAACGAGGTTACAATTCCCATCCGCTCCAAGGGTGACCTCATGAGCTATATCTGGATCGAGGCTGATGGTATCGCCGAGGTTCAGCAAAACTCTACTGGCTTTTTCTCCAACGCCGCTGCCAACACCACCGAATTCGCTCTCTGGATTGGTGGTCAGAAGGTGTCCGAACTCGATTCCCTCTATATTCAAGGTGTTCACAACCCACTCATGCGCGATTCGGCGGCTAAGGCTTCTTTCGCGGTGACTACTAACACCCGCAAGGAAAACAACACTGGCAACCATTACATGATTCCCTTCTTTTTTGGTGAGGACTGGACTAAGGCTCTTCCTCTCGTAGCACTCCAGTATCACGATGTTGAGATTCGTGTCAAGTGCAGGGATAACTTCACCCCTGGGAGCACTCCCAAGGTCTATGGTAACTACATCTACCTTGACACTGATGAACGTAAGTACTTCACCGACACTGAACATGAACTTCTCATCACCCAAACTCAGTATCAACTCACATCGAACACCGACACCGACATTGATCTAAGCTATTTCAACCACCCCGTGAAATCGATCCACGTGGTTTCCGGTGAGTCCTCCGGTAGCAACTGGGCCGATGAGTACAACTTCAGCACTTCCTCTCTCTACATTAACGGTACTCCACTCTTTGAGAACACCTCGAACGTGTACCACCACGATGTTGTTCCCGAAATGCACTGCACAGATCTCCCCGATAGTATCATCAATGATCTTCCCACATACTCGTGGCCTTTCTGTCTCACCATGAGCAAGATGCAGCCTACAGGCTCTCTCAACTTCTCTCGCATCGATAACGCGAAGCTTGTACTCAACAGTCCCACTGGTGGTAACAGTCTTCATCGTGTCTACGCGGTCAACTATAACATTCTTCGTATCAAGAATGGTATGGCTGGTGTCGCATTCGGTAATTAATTCCAGTTATCGATTAAATTTCTAGTTTTTTCATACATTCGCTTTCCATGAAACGTCTTGTTCTTTAGTTCATCCCAAATTGTAAGTCGGTACTCAAGAAATTTCTTGAACTTTTCCGAGTTACAATTAGACTTATATCTCACCTTTTCACCCTTAAGTGCTTCGTTTGTTACAGCAATACGGGCATCCATTGAACGCTTAGCAAGCTCATCAGGAGAGAGACGAGTGGACACATCTTCTTTTTTTCCAAGTGCCATATATACTATGGATGGTCCTATCCTTTATTATTGTAAAGCATGTCACAGAACATACGATGGTTGTGCACAGTGCTGCTTCGAAATGGAACATGTCGAAGTTAAACGCGAAACATAAACAAATATGTTTTCCCAGATATAAACATTATGCACGTCGTTCTTAAACCCAGTCCATCAGTAACACACAAATATCGTGTTATTCTTCCCAGTAAAAGAGCGATTGATTTCGGACAAAAGGGGTTTCATGATTACACAGACCACGGAAATCCCCGTCTTATGAGAGCGCATCTTATTAGGAAGGGTGCTATCATTCCTAAGAAGTTACGTATCGAAACAAATCAGTATGAAATACATAGAGGTATGCTCATGGTCGATGAAAGTGAACAAGAAGATTGGGAAGACTTTTTCAGGGCTGAATATTGGGAACGATGGATGCTTTGGTCGTACCCTGATATCAACAAAGCCAAATTATTCATGACTATGCAAAAGGGTATGCTATTCATGCCCCAACCCGAAGATTTATGGTTTCCTAAATCCCTGTAGAACCAAATCCACCAGAACCCCTCTCAGTATCTTCAACGATATTAATTTTCTCGATGGGTGGGGTCTCACAACGCTCTAGAACGAGCTGAGCGATGCGATCTCCCTTTTTCACCTCAAAGTCTTTGTCTCCATGATTGAAGAGAACGACTTTGACTTCTCCAGTATAATCAGGGTCGATGACTCCCGCTCCAACCTGAATACAATGCTTTACGGCTAGACCCGAACGAGGTGCCACGCGTCCATAGCATCCAGGAGGTAAAGTAATAGCTAGTCCAGTCGCAACAAGAGCGTTACCTGCCTGACATGGTACAATAGTATCAGCAACGCTGTATAGATCGTATCCAACAGAACGATCAGAACCGCGAGTTGGAATAATAGCATCAAAACACAACTTCTTGATCCCGAGGGACATATACATCTTATTAGCACGTTGTCCTTAAGTTATATGACGAACCACGAGGCGATTCACCCCGCCTGTTTTTTTCTTTATATACCAATTGTAAACAGCAAAATGGTACAGTATATACAATAACACATATACCCAAAATGATCATCATCCAGATCATCGTTTATATAAACACATGTTTTAAATGCACTCAAAGGGATTTGAACCCTTGACCTTAAGCTTACTAAACTTACGCTCTACCCCTGAGCTATGAGTGCTAAATGCTGAGAACGGGGTTCGAACCCGTGAGGCTTGCGCCAGACGTTCTTAAGACGTCCCCCTTAGACCACTCGGGCATCTCAGCAAGAATACCTGGTTCCCATTCTATTCAACAAAGTAACTAAATCTTTAAGCATTTAGGAGGTGGTTCAAATGCAATCTTTTCCTCGAGTTCTTTGCGTTGTTTCATTTTTTTGATGTCCGCACCTTGACAATCGTGTTTCGTTAAGTTTAAACAACTGGGACAAAAACTTCCCTCACAGTACGTACAATCAATGGGAACTCCACATTTCTTTCTACACAATTGACACGGCATCTTACTATTACTCAGATAAAGATTTTAAGTGTATTTAATGAAGTATGTCCCTCACTTACGCGTCTATCAAACCAGTTACCGAATATAAGCGTCTCAAAAACACACTGAAACGGTCTACCGCCGCATATGGTACAGCTCTAGCCGCATCTCATTTTATCACACAAGGCGCCGAACAGGGTGTATCGGCCACACTAGGAGCTGCGGCCTCATATGCGTACATCTCACTACTTTCGGATCGTGTGGACAAACTCGAAAAGTCGTCATTTCAAAAGGAGTTTATCGCTCCTTTGAGTGCCGCAGCGTTTGAGGTATCGTGGAATAATGCACCTTTTGCATTTGACTTTGATTATGGTGCTACATTTGTAGGATTTCTCGCATACAAGTTTGCAATCTCGACAGTTCTGTATGAGACCGTTAGAGATATGATGATTTCTGATAGTGAAGCAGTGTATGATACAACAAAAAAAGAGTATAATGAGATTAAAGACTAGTACAGACTTTTATATATGCTTTGCTGTTTTAGCAAACGTATTTTATCTCAGACAGATGATTCTATACCAGTTTTCAGTTTAAATAAATTTAAGGGATATGCGAGGATTACGAGTGTGTACGATGGAGACACGTTCAATGCAGCTATCATAATCCATGGACGTGTCTTGAAATTTAAATTTCGTACGCTTGGTTACGATTCACCTGAGATTAAACCTAGTTTGAGCATGGTCAATCGCCAGTCGCACATAGAAATGGCCAAATGTGCACGAGAATTGTTTAAGAAGGAGTGTGATTTCGATGATCGTAGACCCCACGAAATTTGGAATCCATTCATTTGTAAAAACAAAGTAAATGGTCTCGTATGGATCGAATGTGAAAAAATGGATAAATATGGACGACCACTTGTTACGGTTTACAGAAATAGGGGAGATTCTGTTTCTGTAAACGATAAAATGATTTATTCTGGAATTGTCAATGTGTACGACGGAAAAACGAAACAATCTTTTGATACTATTTAACGAAGACGACGAAGCTCACGAGCAATACGCAACGCCGCACGGGGAGAAGCTTGGTTGACGGCCGCCAACGCTTTGTTCTGCTCATAAGACACACGATTTTGTATCGCCACTTTGGCGTTCCTCCTGGCACGCTGAACAGCGGTTGGACTGGGGATCCTGGTAGTCATCTTCTTCATAAAGTTGGCAGCAACCTTCTTGTCAAGGGCCTTCTTCTCAGCGCGCTTCTTGGCGGCAGCCATCTTCTTGGTAGCCGCTGGGTACATCTTGGTTAGGGGAACATTGTTCATGTTTTGGGGAGAGTTCTTGGCACGCGCCTTGATGGCTCCACAGAGCTCACTGACAGTCTTCTTCTCCGTGTTGATGCCATACTTCTTGGCAACCTTCACCACCTCAACCTTCTTGTAGAGACGGCACTTCTTACTCCCGATCTTGAGATCACCCGCCTTGTCTACGGAAACGAGTACTGGAGTC